ATATAATTTTTATGAAATGAAAAACAAAGTTAAGGATTTTCAAATATCAACACCTCCAAGTCTAAGGGAGTGGGTAGGCAGTATCGGGTGGTGTGCAAAGGCAGTTGATACTCTGGCAGATAGATTGATATTCAGAGAATTTGCTGATGATGAATTTAAAATCAATGAGATTTTCAAGCTTAACAATCCGGATGTGTTTTTTGATAGTGCAATATTATCTGCACTAATATCATCTTGTTGTTTTGTATATATATCAGGAGATGATAAGGGATATCCAAGACTGCAGGTTATTGACGGAGCTAATGCAACAGGTTGTATAAACCCCATTACAGGATTGCTTACAGAAGGATATGCAATCTTAGAAAAAGATAAAAACGGAAATGCAGTTACCGAAGCTTATTTTGTTGAAGGGCGAACTGAAATATATAGGATAGGTGAAAGAGAACCGGAGATTATAACTAATAATGCCGGGCATCCTTTATTAGTGCCTATTATATTTAGACCTGATGCAGTAAGAGAGTTTGGACGTTCAAGAATCAGTAGGGCTTGCATGAGTATTGTAGGTTCGGCATTGAGAACAATTAAGAGGTCCGAGATATCGGCAGAATTTTATTCGTTTCCTCAAAAGTATGTGCTTGGCACTGATCCTGATCAAGAGCCCCTTGAGAAGTGGAGAGCAAGTATGTCTTCGCTTATAGAGTTTACAAAGGATGAAGATGGAGATGTCCCGACAATGGGACAGTTCTCACAACAGAGCATGTCACCGCATATTGAACAGCTGAGAATGTTTGCTGCATTGTTTGCAGGTGAAACAGGATTGACACTTGATGACTTGGGATTTGTTACAGATAATCCTTCCAGTGCAGAGGCAATAAAGGCATCACATGAAAATTTAAGATTATTGGCAAGAAAAGCGCAGAGAAATTTTGGAAGCGGATTTTTAAATGTCGGATATGTATCTGCATGTTTTAGAGATGATTTTAATTACGAGAGAAAAGCATTTTATAAAACATCGGCAGAATGGGAGCCGATATTTGAGCCGGATAGTGCAATGCTTTCTGCAATTGGTGATGGTGTGATTAAGATTAATCAGGCGGTACCGGATTATATTAGTGAAAAAAATCTGAGAAACTTAACAGGTATAAAGAAGCTTGAGTGAAAGTATTATGAGTGATGTTATCAGTAAAATAAAAGAAGAATACAACAAGGCTATAAAAGATAGTTCTTTAAAATCTATATATGATAAGATTGAAAAAGGTGTAGCTACTTATGCTGAAGCAAGTGTTTTTTCTTCAAAAGCAGGACAGATAATTGCAAAGATACTTGATAAGTATTTAAAGGAAAATATGATAGGTGATATAGTACCTATCGAAGTGGCGAAAAGTTTAATACCCGGTTCACTAAAGCATAATCATGAGAAGGTAGCAGAAGTTTGTGAACAGGTTCAAGCAATATTAAATGATAGTGCCGGAATAGGACTAAAGCCGTTAAAACCGTTTTTTGATGATAGAAAAGCGGAAGGAATAGTGGTAGAAGTTGTTAATGCAAAGAGTTATCTTGATAAGAGTATTGCTTTTATGGAGCATGTTGAAAACTTATCTATGGCAGCAGTTGATAAGGCCGTTAAGGTTAATGCAGACTTTCATAGTGAGGCAGGCCTTGCACCTAAAATTAAAAGGGTATCAGTTGGAAAATGCTGTGAGTGGTGTCAAAAAATCGTTGGACTATATGACTATGAAGATGTAAAAGATACAGGTAATGATGTTTTTAGAAGACATTCAAATTGCAGATGTCAGGTACAATATATACCTACAAGAGGTAAGGCAAAGAATGTTCATACTAAAAGATAGATGACAGGATAAAGAATAGGAGTAGATAAGCATGCAACAACGGATAGGAAATCAAATACCTACGCAGTCCGTTGTTTCAGATTATGAGGAGACAAAAGGCAATGATGCAGTAGAGATTTATAATAAAACCGGTAGAGTTGCACAGGAGTGGCAAGTTAGGTTGGTATGTGACATTATGGCATTTAATAAAGATGGACTGTGGACACATACTAAATATGGGTATTCACTACCGAGAAGAAACGGAAAGACGGAAGTTGTTTATATAAGAGAATTGTGGGGGCTTATTAGTGGAGAGAGAATACTTCATACAGCTCATAGAACAACTACATCTCATTCTTCATGGGAAAAGACTTGTATGCTTTTAGCGGCAGCAGGATACAAAGAAAAAGAGGATTATAAAACAACTAAGCAGTTTGGTCTTGAGAAGATTGAAATGCTTAAGGGTGACAAAAAAGGTGTTATACATTACAGAACCAGGTCAAGTAAAGGTGGATTGGGTGAGGGATTTGACTTAGTGGTAATTGATGAGGCGCAGGAATATACAGATGATCAGGATACGGCCTTAAAATATGTTGTGTCAGATTCTTTGAATCCGCAAATTATTTACTTGGGAACGCCACCAACAGCAGTTTCAGCCGGAACTGTTTTTTTAAAATATAGAGACAAGACTTTACAGGGACAAAATCAAGATTCAGGATGGGCTGAGTGGGCAGTTGATGAAATGACAGACCAGAATGAAGTTGAGGCTTGGTACCTGACAAATCCGTCACTTGGAACAATACTAACAGAAAGAAAGATAAGAGCAGAAATCGGACCGGATGAGATTGACTTTAATATTCAGAGATTAGGACTATGGATAAAGTATAATCAGAAGTCGGCAATTACGCTTACAGAGTGGAATGCAATGATGGTGTCAGATTTTAAGGAGTCTTTGTTGGTTGGTGGAATACATGTGGGGGTTAAATTCGGACATGATGGATTAAATGTTGCTGTATCTGTAGCTGTAAAGACTAAGGATGATAAGGTGTTAATTGATGGTATTGATTGTAGGCCGATAAGAGCAGGCGTTGATTGGATTGTAGCATGGATAAAAACAGTTAAAGCTGAGTCAATAACTATTGACGGTGATAATGGAAAAGCTTTACTTGTCAATGCATTAAAAGATGCAAAAGTAAGAATTAAGCCGGTGCTACCGAAGACAGCGGATATAATTGCACTACATACATTGTTTGAACAGGCTTTAGAGAGTCAAAGCATTTGTCATTTGGGACAGCCTTCAATGGTTCAAGCTGCTACTAACTGTGAGAAGAGAGCAATCGGATCTAATGGAGGTTTTGGATATAAGGCTAATAAAGAAGGTATAGAGATTGCACTTTTAGAGAGTACAATTCTTGCACATTGGTCATGTAGGCAATCAAAGGAAAAAAAGAAAAGAAGGGCAGTGAGCTATTAAGACAGGCAAAAGCTTGTCTTTTTTAGTTATAGATTGCAACACTTTGTGGAAAGGAAGAAAGATGGAGTTTAAGGCAATTGAAACAAAAGAGGCGTTTGATGAGGCGATAAAAGAGCCTATCAGACTTGCACAGGAAGAAGTAAGAAAAGAGTATGAAACTTACATGTCACCTGAGCAGGTGGAAAAGAAATATAAGGGGTACTTGTCGGAAAAGGAGGTGGTTGAGAAGTATAAAGACTATATGTCACCTGAACAGGTAGCAGAGAAGTATAAAGATTATTTGTCAAAGGAAGATGTAGATTCAAAAATCAAGGCGTATGAGGTTGAAAAACTAAGAACAAAGATTGCCCTTGATAATGGTTTGCCTTATGAGTTTGCAAACAGGTTACAGGGAGAGGATGAGAAAAGCATTCTTGAAGATGCACTGAGTATTGCAAAGCTTATCAAAGGTAATAGGAGTGTTCCACCTCTTAAGAACTCGGAGGGTGGAATAGATCCAAAAAGAGAGAGTTTTAAAAGATTGGTATCAGTACTTAAGGAGGATTAAAAAATGGCGTTAAATACAGCAAGAAGTTATTTTGATGCAGAATTGGTTGCAGATTTAATTAGTAAGGTAAAGGGTAAGTCATCACTTGCAATTTTATCAGCACAGGATGCTATTCCTTTTAACGGAATGAAGGAAATGATTTTCACTATGGACAATGAGATTGACATTGTTGCGGAGAATGGAAAAAAGTCAGAGGGTGGTATTTCCATTGAACCGCTTACTATTGTACCTATAAAGTTTGAGTACGGTGCGAGAGTGTCTGATGAGTTTATGTATGCATCAGAGGAAGCACAGGTGGATATTTTAACCGGATTTAATGAGGGTTTTGCAAGAAAGGTTGCAAAGGGTCTTGATCTTGCTGCATTCCATGGAATCAATCCAAGAACAAAGACGGCATCAACAGTAGTTGGAAATAATCATTTTGATGCAAAGGTAACACAGAAGGTTGTTTATGCAGCAGCCAATGCAGACGATAATCTCGAGTCGGCTATTGCATTGGTAGACGGATCTGATGGAGATGTCACAGGAATTGCATTGTCAAAAGTTTTTGGAAGTGCTATGGCAAAGATTAAGGCAAATGGAATTAAGCAGTATCCTGAATTTGCATTTGGAGCAAATCCCGGAGTTTTTGCCGGCAGGCCTATTGATATAAACAGTACTGTAAATGGTGCTACTGTAAAGGATCATGCAATAGTAGGAGATTTCCAGAACGCTTTCAAGTGGGGATTTTCTAAGGAAATACCGATGGAAATTATTCAGTATGGTGATCCGGATAATAGCGGAAAAGACTTGAAGGGATATAATCAGGTATATATCAGAGCTGAGGTGTATATCGGTTGGGGAATCTTAGTGCCGGAGTACTTTGCAAGAGTTGTAGAGGAATAGGTATGAAGTATATTAATGTGATTACAGGAAATACCATTGATATAGATTCAGAGATTCGTGGAGAAAATTGGGAGCTCGTAAGAGCTTCTGATTCTCTTGAAGAAAAAGCAGGAGAGATAGATCCTTTATCTGAAGAATCTGCTGCAAAAGTTGCATCAAGCAAGGCTAAAACAGTAAAGAAGAAGTAGGTATTAAGATGAGTGAGCTGGCAACACTTGAAGATGTTGAAAAGATATGGAGAAAATTTAAGAATACTGAAGAACGAGATAGAGCCGTAGAGCTGCTTATTATAGTGTCCGACAGTTTACGAGAAGAGGCGATTAAGTATGGTAAAGATATTGACTTAATGGCAAATTCAAGTGCGACTTATGCGAGTGTTGTTAAATCAGTGATTGTAGATGTGATCGCAAGAACTCTAATGACTTCCACAGATGCGGAGCCTATGACACAGATATCAGAATCGGCACTTGGGTATTCAATGTCCGGAACTTATCTTGTTCCGGGCGGAGGATTATTTATTAAAAAGTCGGAACTTTCAAGACTGGGACTTAGAAGGCAAAGATTGAGGACGATAGAGTTATATGGCGAGAATTAAGGGAATTGATGTTGTATTGATTGAGACAGTTGTATATGGAGAAGATGAGTTTGGTGCAGAAATATTAACTGAGAGAGAAGTTGTCATTAGTAATGTTTTGGTTGCACCTGCATCATCTACCGATATAACAGATTCTACACAGCTTTATGGAAGAACCGCTGTCTATACTCTTGCAATTCCTAAAGGTGATAATCATAATTGGGAAAATAAAAGAGTTAGATTTTTTGGTAACACTTGGAAAACATTTGGTATTCCACAGGAAGGAATTGAAAGCTTGATTCCACTTGATTGGAATAAGAAAGTCATGGTGGAAAGATACAATGGGTAAAGTAAGAATTGAACTAAACAGTCCGGGTATCAGGGCTATGCTTAAGAGTGAAGAAATACAATCGAGTGTAGAAGAACAGGCTACAAGAATAGCAAATGAGGCCGGTGGAGACTTTGAAGTTAGAATTGCAGGTACAAGAGCATATGCGAGTGTCAGTAATAGAAATAGACGAGGTTATGAGATGAACATGAGGAATAATACCTTGTTAAGGGCGGTTCACAGATGATTGAAAGTAGGATTATAAAATATCTAAGAGATAAGCTGGGGATAAAGGTATATGCGGAAATTCCTGAAAGTCCGCCAAAAGAGTTCATTATTGTTGAAAAGACATCATCAGGAATGGAAGACTATATTTATCATGCAACGGTAGCATTACAATCATATTCTGATACTTTGCTTAATGCAGCAGTATTGAATGATAAAGTTAAAAAGGCAATGGATGTGATGATAGAGTTACCTGAGATAAGTAGCTGTAAACTGAATAGTGATTATAATTTTACAGATACGGCAACAAAAAGGTACAGATACCAAGCTGTATATAATATTGTGTTTTTTGATTAAGCATTCTGATTGATTCAGGATGCTTTTTATTTAGAAAGGAGCAAAAATGTCTAAGAATAATGCTAAGAATGTAACCACCGGTAAACCGAAGGTAGGTGGAGCGGTGTTTAGAGCACCGCTTGGGACTGCAATACCCGGTGATGCGGTAAGTGATTTGGACCAGGCATTTAAAAATCTTGGTTATATTTCAGAGGATGGAGTAACAAACTCAAATTCGGCTGAAACAGATTCGGTTAAGGCATGGGGCGGAGATACTGTATTAGAGTTTGAGAAAGAGAGACCTGATACATTTGAGTTCACAATGATTGAGGGACTTAATGTTGAAGTTTTAAAAATGATATATGGTGAGGATAATGTTGCAGGTGATATCTCTGCCGGCATTACTATAAAGGCTAACTCTAAGGAAAGAGAAGAGGCCGTATACGTCATTGATATGATCCTTAGGGACAATGTTGCTAAAAGAGTTGTAATACCTAATGGAAAGATAACTGAGACAGGTGAAATCAAGTATGCTGACAGTGAAGCATTAGGATATCAGGTTACTGTTTCGGCATTACCGAATACAGACGGAAATACACATATTGAGTATATGAAGAAGGGTTAAAGAATGATAGCAGGAAAATCAAAGAACGGTTTTGAGTTTGATATCGATGAGAAAAATCTTAATGATTTTAGAATGATAAGAATGTTGGCCAGAGCGTCAAAAGATGATGATATCACTCTTTATTCCGAAGCCATGGAAAAGATATTTGGTGAGGAACAGTTCGAGAGAATGTTGGAATTTTTAGCTGATGATAAGGGTAGAGTTCCAATAGAAAAAATAAGTGAACTATTCACAGATGTTTGTGAGAGCGTAAAAGAATTAAAAAACTCTTAATCCTTGCTGCTATGATGTGCAATGAAGAGGCTATGATATGCGACCTTGCAGAAGTGTATCATATATACAACTATGAGGCATATGAGCCTTCTTTTATTGCTATATTAGTAGCAGGGTTGAGGGAAGATAGTAGAAGTAAGATGCTACTGTCAGGAGCAAAGTTTAGCGTTGATCAAGCGCTAAAGATGATGATTGTTGATTATCTTAGGCTGATAGTTTGGATGAAAACAAGAGACGGGGCCAAGAATAGGAACAAGCCTAAATCACTATTTGATGAAATCGAAAATGCTGATAATGCAGATAATATTATTGGTTTCAGTGATGGCAAAAGTTTTGAAAATGCCTGGAATAAGATGAGGGGGTGAACATTTGGCAGGAACAGAAATTGCTAAGGCATATGTGCAAATCATACCTTCGGCAGATGGAATAAAGGGCAGGTTGACTGAAGAGCTTGGTGGTGAGGCTGAGAGCGCAGGAAATAGTGCAGGACTAAATATTGCAGGTGCTATTAAAGGTGCGATTGCAGCAGCAGGAATTGGAGCGCTGATAAAGTCTACTCTTAGCGAAGGAAGTGCATTGCAGCAGTCTATAGGTGGTATAGAAACATTGTATAAGGAATCTTCTGATACAATGATAAAGTATGCAAATGAGGCGTATAAGACAGCCGGAATGAGTGCAAATGACTATATGCAAACCTCAACAAGCTTTGCCGCCGCTTTGCTTAAAGGTGTAGGCGGAGATACAGCAAAGGCGGCAGAGGCGGCAAATACAGCTATTATTGATATGTCGGATAATGCAAATAAGATGGGAACATCAATGGACAGTATCCAAATGGCGTACCAAGGGTTTGCTAAAGGAAACTATAATATGCTGGATAATCTCAAGTTGGGATATGGTGGTACAAAAACTGAAATGGAGCGTTTGCTTTCAGATGCCCAAAAGCTGACAGGAGTCAAGTATGACATGAATAACTTATCAGATGTGTACAGTGCAATTCATGTTATACAAGATGAATTAGGCGTTACAGGAACAACTGCAAGAGAGGGTGCAACGACATTTGAGGGATCTATGTCTGCAATGAAGGCGGCGGCTCAAAACTTAATGGGATCTATTGCACTTGGTGAAGATATAGGTCCGAAATTACAGGCATTAACTGAAAGTGTATTTACATTTGTTTTTGACAATCTTATGCCTATGCTGGGCAATATACTATCTGCAGTTCCGGGACTGGTTGTTGGAATAGCTGAAGGCATAGTTGCAGGTATTCCTAAGGTTTTATCAGTCATTACAAACTTGGTTACAGAGATTGCAAACACGCTGATTAACTATGATTGGCAAGGTTCGGCAATGAGCTTTGTTACATCATTAAATTCAGGAATATCAACTAATTTACCACAGCTGTTACAGAGTGGTGTTGAGATTATAACAAATTTGGTAAGAGGACTTGTGTCAGCACTACCAAATATTATATCAGCAGCAGGAACAATTATAAGCGGTCTAATAACAGCGATAGCGACAGCATTGCCGATGTTGTTGAAATCCGGAGCAGATTTGATACTTGGAATATTATCAGGATTTGAGAGCGGAAAAGTGAATATTGCATTATCAATGATGGATGCAATTGGAAACATCATAAGTACTGTTATGGATGCATTACCTGAATTGATTACATCTGGCATTCAAATAATTACAGGATTTATTACGGGAATGATGTCACTTAATGGTGAAGCGGTTGGCAATACGGCAGAAATAATGTCGAGTTTAGTGCAAAAAATTGCAGATGGTATTCCTGAGTTTTTAGAAAAGGGCATGGAAATATTAAATGCACTAATCGACGGTATTGTTAATTCACTTCCACAAATTATAGAGACAGCTATTCAAGTGATTCAAAATATGGTACAGGCACTAGTATCAGCTTTACCAACAATCATAACAACCGGAGTTGAAATTATAACATCACTAATCAATGGAATTGCTCAAAATCTTCCAAGTTTAGTATCTAAGGCTACTGAAATAATAATTGATATAGCAAAGACTTTAATTGCAAATTTGCCGGGTATTTTAGCAACAGGAGTACAGATAATAGGAGCTCTTTTAAGCGGACTTGTGCAGGCAATGCCACAGATATTATCAGCAATAGCGAATTTGGCATTAAGTATAGTCAAGTCTATAATGGTCCTACAGACTCAACTTATGCAGGCAGGTATTCAGATAATAGCAGGATTGGCAAGTGGAATTGCAGGAAAAGTTTCAAGTGTAATATCAGAGATGACAAAGCTTGGAAGTGAAATTATCAGTACGGTAAAGAGCATTAATTTAATTGATATCGGTAAACAGCTTATTGAAGGAATGGCCAATGGAATAAAGAGTGCAGCAGGAAAGGTTGCAGAGGCGGCAAAGAATGCAGCTAAAGAAGCATTTGATGCGGCAAAGAACTTCCTTGGTATTCATTCTCCTTCAAGGCTTATGAGAGACGAGATTGGTAAGTATATTCCGGCAGGAATTGCAGAAGGAATTAACGGAAACGCAAAGTCTATTACATTTGACGAAGTAAATGCAAGAATTATGCAAGAGGCACGTTCAACTCAATTGACGATGGATTCAATTGATTCTACATCAAGTGGAAGCGAATCAGTTGATATACTTGGCAATATAACAGATGCGTTATCTAAGTTTTATATAGTTATGGATGGTAAGAAAGTTGGAAGAATAGCAAGCCCGGAAGTAAATCGTGCATTAGGATCTACCAGTAGCTTGGAATTAAGAGGTGCTGTATGATGGAAATGAGAAATATGGGTATTACCTTTGGTAATAAACATACGTTTAATGATTTTGGGTTGATTTGTAAAGATATAGAAGTAGGTTTTCCTGAAGTAAAGACTAAAATAGTTAAATTAAGTGGATCAGATGGATTTATAGATTTAACAAAAGTTTTTGGAAAGGTTATGTATGGTAGTCGTTTGATAACGGCTACCTTTTTAGTTAAAGAAATATCTGCAGATGAATGGGCAATTAACATGTCAAAGATTGCAAATTATTTACATGGAGAAAATCATAGAATAATTCTTGATAATGACAAGGGCTATTATTATGAGGGAAGATGTAAGTTGTCTTTCGACAAGGAATATAAGCCTTTCTCGACAGTGTCCATAGAATGTGAGTGCAAACCTTATAAGGTAGAGGTTAATGCGGAGCTTGGAGATAAGTGGTTGTGGAATCCGTTTAATTTTAAAACTGGAATTATTAGAAGATATAAGAACATTGCTGTCAATGGAAGCTATACATTAAATATCAGAGGCTTGGCTAAGCCTGTAATACCTTTGATTATTTCAGATTCAACTATGCAAGTAGAGTTTAATGGAGCTACTTACAACTTATCACCTGGAAATAACAACATCTACAAGTTGGCAACAAAAGAAGGAGATAATGTATATAAGTTTATTGGCAATGGAGTGGTTTCAATTATTTACAAAGGGGGAATGCTTTAATGTACGCCATAAAAGGAATATTAGATGGCAGAACATTTATGCTCTCAGAACCCTATAGTGATGATCAAGTGGTAACACCGGTTTTAAGAGAAATTGTCGGGAAATCCGGAACATTAGAATTTGATATAAATCTCCTTCATCCAAATTATGGTGATGTTGTTATGTATAAGACATACATAAGCGTTGAGAGAGATGGTGAAGAAGTTTGGTATGGAAGAGTTATCAACATAAGCAAAGACTTTTACAATACTAAAACAGTTATTTGTGAGGGTGAACTTGGACTTTTAAATGATTCTATACAAGTGCCATATGGCTATAGCGGTACTGTTAGAGGCTATATTGATTATATTCTTGGCAATCACAACGCACAGGTTGAGACGGGAAAAAGAATATATACAGGAAGTATTGTTGTATCGGATTCTAATGATTACATACACAGAGAAAACAATAGTTATATAAAGACGCTTGAAGAACTGGATGCAAAGTTGACAAAGCTGTTAGGGGGATATTTAAAGACACGACATGAAAATGGAGTGATTTTTCTTGATTACCTGTGGAATTATGGAGATGATAATACACAGATAATTAATGTTGATGAAAACCTGATCGATTATGAGTCAAGTGAAAACAATAATGAATTTTATACAAGATTAATACCGACCGGAGCAAAGGTCAATGAAGTAGCAATAACAATAAAAACTGTTAACGGCGGTATTGATTATGTGGAAAATCCGGCACTTATAGAGCGATATGGAGTTATTGTGGGTACAAAGTCTTGGGATGATGTTACTCTTCCTGAAAATTTACTAAAGAAGGCCAGAAAAGAGGTCTTAAGTAAAGAACTTCCTAATAGCTTTAAGTTATCTGCAGTCGATTTATCACATATAGATAGTACAATGAGTCCAATAAAAGTCGGAAGAAATACAAAAGTAATCAGTCCATTTCATAAGTTAGAGACTATGTATTTTGTAACTGAAAAAGAAAGTCATTTGGATGAACCGGAAAGAGATGTGTTCACGTTTGGAATGAGGCAAAGCACATATACAGCAAAAGTTAGCGATGCATCTCTTGCACTAGAACAGAATATGACTAGGGAGATCAAAGACACAGCACTAACAATTAATAATAAGTTAGATGATGAGTTAAAGACAATTACAGGAGTTAAAGGTGGAGCAGTGGTGCTTGACACGTTTAATGATAATGGTGATTTGGTACAACCTTGGCGAATTCTTGTTATGGACACTGCCAATAAGGCTCAGGCGGTTAATGTTATACAGATAAATCAGAACGGAATTGGCTTTAGCAGAAACGGAGTTAATGGAGAATATCTAAATGCTTGGACTATTGACGGGCACTTGAGGGCTGAATTCATTGATGTTGGTACAATGCTTGCTGACAGAATTAGAGGCGGAACTCTTGAGGTTGGAGGAGACGGAACAGGGCGAGACGGTCAGATTCTTGTAAAGAGTACAAACAATGAGACACTTTGCGTTATTGATAAAAACGGTATTTCTGTAAATAAGGGAATTATAAAAGGCTCATCAATCGAGGGAAACAGCATCAAAGGTGGAAGCATAGAAGGAACTACCATAGAAGGTGGTAGTGAAATCTATTTCTCGGCAAATAAAGAAAATGTTAGAATTGGAGATTTTGAAGTAAGAGATACATCGAGACATATACTGCAGTCAAGTGATGAGTGTACCGGAATGAGTGGTGCCGATGGTGGACATGGAAGATGGTATTTATGGGCAGGTTATCAGCAAGGGCGTGGATCAGAGAATACGGTGTTTTTAGTTAATGACGGTCAGGTTAGAGTAGAAGGTGAATTGGTTGTAAATGGAGAGGAGATTGAAGATATGATTTCCAGAAAGATAAGAGAAAATAGAACTTAAGGAGTAAGTATGAGTACAAGGATAGATCTTACAAGAGAAATAAAGGATTGGGAAGAGGCTATTTATGGCGAAGAAGTTAGAAGTGCAAACTCCAGGGCATTCCAAAAAATACAAAGTTCTGTAAATGAAGCAATAGATGATGTTAGTCAATCGGCACAAAATATCAATACAACTCTAAGTGAATTAGAGCCGGCGATAGCAAGAGCAAATGGAGCAGCAAATACTGCAAATACTTCTGCTCAAGCTGTAGATTTAGTCAGGGATGATATTGTCAGAAGGCTTCAAGCGGGTGAATTTAAAGGTAATAAAGGAGACAGAGGAGAAAAGGGAGCGACAGGAGCAAGTGGAATAACAGCTACCGCAAGTGGATTTTTCACGTTAGAAGTTGATGCTTCAGGAGATTTATATGTTGTAACACCTGACGGAGAGACTCCGCCTAATTTTGAATATGAGCAGAGTACAGGTAATTTATATTTGGTTATAAATTAGGAGGAAATATGGCAAGAATATTGATTGGAAATATTAAAGGACCACAGGGGGATAGAGGCCAACAAGGAGAGAGAGGACCACAGGGAGCACAGGGAGTTCCGGGTACAACTCCGGCACTTGTGAATAATGCTTTGGCTACACAGGCAGGAGTTGCAGCACTGGATGCTGTGATGGGGAAAACATTGATGGATAAGCTCAATGCGATAAGTCGCCAAATGTCAAGGTATAATGTCGAAGGTATAGGTATAGAAACCAATGAAATGGGAGTAATCAAGTTAGCAAGAAATGCAGAAAGTAGTAGATTTGGTGTTTTTAATAAAGGAATTTCAGTTAAAACAAATACTCAAGTTGCAACAGTGAGTGGGATTATTTTGTTAAGAAGTACAGTTGAACAAACACTTTCTGTAGAGGTTACGGTTGTAACACCTAGTGCAAACAACAATTTGACAATTACGTATACAAGAGAAAACTTTAAGGCAGGAGAGGCAAAGAGTATTGTTATTCCTAGTGTTAATATTGAAAACTTAAATACATTGCAATATATCGCTGTGAAGTGTTATGCTCCATCCGGTATAGGAAATGTTACAGTACAGACGGCATGGAATGAAAGTTTTGTAACTATAATTTAAGTATATAGGAGGAAAACATGGAGAATTATATAGTCCTTAAAAATGGTATCAGGGTAGATATAGATCAGGAAAGCACGGAAACTAGTTTAGCAGTTAGCTTCAAGAATATAACAGAATTTGCCGATTTCGTAAATGAGTTAACAATTGAAAACTTAAAAAGAATTTTGGTGTATGCCGGAGATGTTGTTGTAGCGGAGTATGAAAATAGGCGAATAAAACAAATAAGAGTAGAGCCGGGCAAGAAGATTAAGGCAGAAATAGAACTTGAGAAAATTCAGGATTTAGAAATTGAGCTTGAGAAGGTGAAGGAAATTGTAGAAGTTCAGGATAAAGCGATAGAAGACATTTCTGCTATGACTGCAAGTTTTGTAGAAAATGTTGGAAAAAATGAAAAAACAGGGGAGGTTATAAAATGATAGCTTTTTATGTTTATAAAATAATACATGGATTAAAGGAATTGGAAGATGTTCCTAAGTTCTGGAGAGAAAGAGTTAAGAATAGACTCGAGGAAATGAAGAAAAATGGAGAAATTGATGATAATTATAGAATCATTGAAGTGATTATAGCGACTCCATCAAATGCGATAGAAAAATAGTAAATAATAAAAGAGTTATGAAAAATGAGAAATCAATTTTCATGGCTCTTTTTTAGAAGGGAGATAAAATGGACAGTGCTTTTGAGGCAGGAAAGAAACTTATGGGTGGAGATTACACACAATTTACTTTAGCAGGTAAAGCTTTACTAAGTAGAAGAGGAAGAGTTGGCAGAGAACCACATATCGGGGATAAAGTATACTTTTATAGTCAGAGTCTTGGCAGAGTGGCGCATGTAGGAATTGTTGTATCTGTAGAAAAGAGTGGGAGCAGATATAGTATTGAAACAGTGGAAGGTAATACAAGTTCTGTAAGTTTTGATAGAAATGGCGGATGTGTGGCAAGAAAAAAATATTCTTTTACTTTAGCAGAGGTGGGAGGAACTAATAGAATCAATTGTTTTTGTAGTCCATTATTTGGAGATAATACCTGTACAGCTGAAGAACTTGTAAAAGTAGCTTGTGAGGAAATTGGCTATGAGGAAAAGGCAAGCAATGCTGGTCTTTACGGTAAGCACACTAATGTAGGTAGAAATAATTATACAAAGTATGGAGAATGGTATAAGGAAAATTGTGATGGCAACAATCCGGCATACTGGTGTGAACAACTAACAAGTTGGTGTGCTTATAAGGCTTGTGAGATGCATAAAAAGAATTCCTTTACAGGATGGGTGCAGTTTGATGGCAAGTGGATATATGAGCTTAACGGTGTGGTATTAAAAGGTCAATGGATAAAATCCGGTGATAGATGGTATGTGACAGATGAAGCAGGTTATATGATCACAGGCTGGTTTAAACAGGAAAATGATGAATGGTATTATCTTAATCCACGAGACGGAGCTATGCTTAGTGGGCAATGGATAAATGTTGATGGTGCTGACTACTATCTCACAAGTAGTGGTGTGATGGCGAAAAGTGGATATATAAAGGATTCTGATAAGGAGCTTTACTACTGGGTAGATGATAAAGGTAAATATCAGAAAGAATATGATACAGCAATGCCGAAATTTGACAAGTATGAGCTTATAGAATAGGAGGGTTCACATGAAAGCAAACATTTTATATTCAATATTAGGGGCAGCAGGAGGATTTGTAGCAGCTATGTTTGGTGGATGGAGTGATGCGTTGATTACTCTTATTGTTTTTATGTCTATTGATTATGCTACCGGACTCATTGTTGCGGGAGTTTTTAAGAAAAGTAAAAAGTCTGAATCAGGAGCACTTGAATCAAGAGCAGGCTTTAAGGGGCTATGCAGAAAAGGAGTCGCACTTCTTATTGTGCTTGTAGCAGTAAGGCTTGATATAGTTATGCATACGTCTTATATAAAGGATGCAGTTGTAATTGCTTTTATAGCAAACGAGTCTATATCAATAATAGAAAATGCCGGGTTGATGGGAATACCAATTCCGGGTGTAATAGCTAAGGCTATTGATGTTTTAAAGGAAAAGGATGGAACTCCTGAGTCCAGATAATTTATCACTAAATTAAGTACATTAAAAAATGCAACCTTTTTTGCAACTTTCAGATAGAAGAATGGCTTATTTAGGTAGGTTGAAGGGAATTTTTATACTGACTTTTAATCAAGTTGTCCCGGGTTCGAGTCCCGGGTGTCTCACTAACATGGAATGGCGTATATAGGCTAGAAATGGCTTATATACGCCATTTTTAGCGTGTTTTACAGTATATAAAAGTAATTGTAATAAGCGAGAGTAAATGCAACTTTCTTGCAACTTTAGGGTAAAAATAGGCGTATGAAAATCATAATGCAACTTTTTTGCAACCGTGAAAAGCTCTAAATACAAGGAAATAAAGGAAGTAATAAAAAGTAAATGCAACTTTAAAACTTAAATGCTTCACTTATTGCAGCAGTTGTATTTTCCTTTTCTTCTATCAAGTGGTTATATACATCAAGGACCATCTTCTCAGTATCACCCATTAGTGATGCGATTTTCTTTATACTGATCTTGGGAACTTGGTAGCAGAGGTTGCTACAGTAGTTATGCCTGAAGATATGACTGGTTAGCCCGGTAATTTCTTCATCTGTTTCAAGGTTCATCTTCTTTAATATTCTTCTCCACATCTTATTAAAACTTGATTTTGTTATCAGTTCGTCCCTTGTAGTAAACAGATAATCTGTCTTAAGTGTAGGAATATATTCCTTTAGGTATGATGTAAGCCAATCAGGCATAGGAATAGTTCTGTATCCGTTGTGAGTCTTTGGAGATTTAATAATGGGGTCATTAACATCAAATACGACAGCTCTTTCTACTCTAAGCGTTCCCTCTACAAGATTAATATCAGATCTCATTAGTGCGAGTGCTTCTTCTCGTCTAAGGCCACAGCCATATAGTATAAGAACATAGGCTTTTTCGTTAGGAAGAAAATCAGCTGTTTTGATAGCTTGTATTTCATTCTTTGTAAGCGGCCTCTTTTTAGATTTTGTATTTTTCTTTGGAAGGCTTATTCCGGTTGTCAGTTCTAAGAGGGCGGTAGGAGGAATGATCTTATCTGATATTGCCGACTTTACTATTTGCTTTATAGTAAGCATTATTTGTTCACAGGTTCTAGGCTGCTCACTATTTTTATTTATTAGCATCTGTATATGAAATCTTTGGAAATCTTGCAACCTGACAGTTGATAACATAGATATGTGCTTTTCTATTATGTTTTCATACATCTTCCTGGTATTTAGTTCTCTAATTGCCTTATAAGTGATAAACCAGTGCCTTGAGTATTCTAAAACAGAGTAATGGCTTGGTTTAACATACTCATTTTCTTTTAGTGTACGGTTAAACTCAAAAACCTTTTTCTCAAGATCTCCACTTGATTTTGATGAGGATAGTTTTTTTCTTTTCTTAGCTCCTGTAGCGGTATATGTTCCGTCCCATACATAGGCGTACCACTTACCATCTTTAGATTTGGTATATTTTGCTTTTGCCATATTGTACCTTCCTTAATTTTACGCACAAAAATAACAGCCATTGCAAAAACAGCTGCTAATATGGTACAATATAGCTTGTTGCTGTCTCT